GTTTTACTACCTTTAATAATTAGTAAGTCACCTCGACGCAACAAGTCACGTATCTTATCAAACATAATTGTCTTATCTGTTTTATGCGCATTTGTTATATTGAGGCGTAGGTCTTCATATTCTTTGCCTTCAAGACGTATATTGATATTAAAATAGTCTGATATATGTTGGTCAGAATCGTCTGCATCCCAAAGGATTCTTTTATTCGCTTCTTTTGGTGAGAGGTCAGGAAATAAATCAAGTGCTGTACGCCATGCTGCTCGTATTTGTTCACCGAGATACTCTAATTGTGAAATGCCTCTGTCCATAATATCAAGACGATTGAACTTATCTTCCCAGAACTGATAACCTCTCTGTTCTTCATCATCCCATGCTACTCCGATAAGTGTATCTTTTGCACCAACACCATAATCAATACCAAATAATACTCGTGTAGGTTTAATTGCAGGTATACGCTCACGTGGGTTGTACGTGTAATAATCAGGATATAATAGAAGGTCATCATCATACGCCCATTCACCATTATATTCACGTCGTGCAAATGAACTTGTCCAATCAAGCCCTTTATCTTCAAGAATTTTTTCAACAAATTCTTTTCGTTTTTCAATATTAACTGGGTGCGGGTTATCTCGCCACGTCCAACTAAAATGAGGAACTTCCCAGGTCTTCCATGCAAACTCACCATACGTATTTTTAATAGGTGGTGGTGTACCAGCACAAACAAACATATAATCATCTGCATAGTCCATTTGCATTGGTTCAAGAACTTCTCGTATCATATATTCAAGTAGTTCTGATTTTAAGTGGAAGAATTCATCTATAACAATTACCTTTGCTGCACGACCACGAATCAAGTCAGGGTCTTTAGTATTTGATAGCCCTCTAATAAGTATATTTGAACCATTATCGAATTTTTTCCAGTCCATACGCATGCCGCGTTTATTACGTAACCCACATGCATCTATAATGTCCTGTGCTGCTTTATCAACGAGCTGTTCAGAAAGTTCCATTGTTTCACCAATATAGATAACCTCTGTTCTCGGTCGTCGTAAACATTCAATCATTAACATCGCTACAAGAAGATGTGTTTTACCTGCACGTCGTGAACAACATACGAGTTTAACACCGGAACCTGAGTTAAGTACTTCAAGCTGTTTATCAAATAACGTTTTAATAATTGCATATATATTGTACGCGTTATCATAATCGTATTCAACTTGTTTTGTTTCTGCAGGGCGTCCGTCAACACGGTCATGTAAATAGATAGCTAATCGTGTGTCACCATTTAATGCGCGTTTGTACATTGCCCGTTCAAGGTTATCTTTACGCTGGTCTTCATCTCTTTGATGTGTTATAACAAGCTCATTCACCAGGTCTAATTGTTTTTGTGCTTCTCGTAACCGTACTTCAATTAACCTGGTCTGGTTCTTAGAAACGGCATACGCTACCTCTTCACCGTTTTCATCTTGCGTAGTTAACCCACCAGTCATCGCAGCTTGTGTTAAAAGATTTTGCCAATTTGCAAAAGTATTTTCTACTAATCGCACAGCATACTGTGGGTCTTGTTGTACATACTCTGCTACCGTTTTATTGTGCTCTCGTGCAACTTCAAATATAGATTCAAACCGTGGTAGGTCTAAGTATACTGATTTATTAACTACAGGAAGCCTGTCATCTGCTGCAGGCTGAAACAACATTTTGCGTATACCTGTAGACAGTGACTCACTCTTGTTCAACATCTCTGATTGTTGCGCTTGAGTCTCTTTTTCGTATTGCTCACTGAATTCACTCCAGTTATCAATATCTTGTGCTATTATGACTTCCTGTGTTTCACTCATTATAGTACCCTTATATAACCTACCGATTTAAACAATTCACGTACAGCCGTTGCTTTATCATTAGGAACAGCTATTCGTATAATTTGTTCCATACTAGGTTCCTTTAGCTTTTTCCCAACAGGCTTCATAAATCTATTGATTGATGGCGCCTTATAATTAGGAATAATTGCACAGAACTTAGTTACACCTTCCCGTGTTACTCTACCATAAGAAGATGTTATCTGTAAAAGGCTCTTTCTGGCTTGTTCCTCTGTATCAGCTTTAATAAACAATACAGGAAAATCTTGCTCAAGTATTGTCTCATCTATTAAAGCCATATCAATAAGTACTTCAAGTCGTCTATGGCCATCTAACAGATAATTTGTATCTTCTTGTTGCCATACTGCAAACGGCATTAACAGCCCTTCTTCTTTTAAACTTTTAGTAAGCGCTTGCAAATCTTTTTTTGTTCTAGTCTTTAAGTCCCCTTGAAACGGTGTAAGTTCTGAAAGTTTAATAGTATCAGTTGTCTCACACATT